CGTTCTTCTTGGCGCGGACCATGCGGGCGCTGCCCTGCTCCTCCGCCTGCGCCATGCCGGCGACGCCCTGCTTATACTTCTGACCCTCGGCGCCCAAGTCGAAGGTCTGGACCTTGAGCTTGTCCACCGACGCCTTGAACCGGCCGTGCGCAGCGGTAGCGCGGTCGAAGGTCTCGATATAGCCTTGGTCCCGCGCGATGAGCTCGGCAACGATGCTGTCGACAACCTCGGCCATTATTCGGGCATCCTCGCAATTCCGAGTTCTTCGAGCCTGGCGTGACGCCGGGCGACGAACGAAGCATCGGGCGGATCGATCTCATCTTCCTCATCCGGTGAGGGATGGCGGTCGTTCCATGTCCAGAGCAGGGCCTGATATTCCCACCAGGTCAGCTTCTTCGCCTCCGACGGACTGATGCCCATCATCGCGCAATTGGTCAGCGCGCCGGCGAAGTCGAACGTCTCTTCCGGGTCGCCGGCTTTTGCGCCGGCTCGCCTTTTTTTGGCGGTTGGTATCCGTGAACCAAGGCGTGAAGACCGGCATAGGCGGTCATCCATAGTTTCGTGATTGCCATGCGCTGATCTGTAATGCCGAGCACATAGGCTTCGACCAACTGGTTAGCGCGCGTGTCGGAAACCTTGATGTCTTGGCCATCGACGATTCCCTCGCCGCCGCCGATCAGCATCTGGCGGATCACTTCCACAAGTTCCGGAAAGCGATATTCCGCCATCTCAGGGTAAATCTCGCCCTCGAGGAAGCCATAGCGCCCCTTGGACGTGCGGGCGAACACGGCACCGATGCCGCTGCCCGCCACGCGCTCGATCTCCTTGATCTGCTCCAACCCAAGCGCGAATCGGTATTCGCCGTTCGCGAAGGGCAGGACGATCCAGGTCTGCACTTACGCGACCTTGATGTTGACGGTCGTCACCTTCGGCGAGTTGGGCGCGCCGGACAGCGTCTCGGTCAGCGTCAGCGTCGGCGAGCCCGCAGCCGCGAACGTGCCGGCGATGGAGCGGCTCGTGCCGGTGCCGGTGACGGTCAAGGTCGTGCTGTCGCTCGACGTGGCGGTAAGCGTCGAACCTGCCGTCGTGCCCGTGGCGGTGCCGGTATAGGCGACGGCATGGGTCGCGGCGCGGGGCGAAAGCAGCAGCGGATCGAGCACGATGATGTCGTCGCCCGACGTGAACGTAACAACGCCGTCGCTGGCCCATGTGAGGCTCTGCGTGACGTTGGTGCCATCCGGCGCGGTGATCTGCTTGTTCGTGAGGACGAAATTGCCCTGATAATGGCCCGCATCGACCACATCGGAGGCGTCCTCGCCCATGATGAACTTGTACGGCACCGATCGACCGCCGAGCTGGCGAAGGATATCGGCTTGCGCACGGTTGTAGAGGCCTTGACCAGCGATATCGAACTGCGCGCCGGTCACGTTGATGACGCGGAACGGAACCTGCTGCGGATCGGCGCAGTCGCGCAGATATTCGTCGCTGGTCTGATATTGCTCGGTGAAGCTGCGCGTATTCAGGCCGCAAATGATGGTATAATTCGTGCCGCCGTCGAGGCTGACGGCAACATCAAAATACTGGCCCTTGACGATGCTCGGGACGGACATATCGGCGCGCTCCTGCTGGCCATTCTCGAAAGACCGCTGGAAGCTATGGGCGTCACGGCCCGGCTGTTACCGCCGTCAGTTCGCCAGAACCTCGACCAGGAAACTCACGGTGGTCATCATCGCATCGGCCTCGGCGCCGTCCCGCTGGGGAGAAGTCGTGATCCACGAAAGCTGAACGCTCTCTCCGCTCTCGAGCTTGATCGTGCGTCCGTCGAAGCAGTCCTTGATCGCCGACCCAATGAGTAGGATCCGATCCTCAGCGGAGACGACCTCGACGTCGCCTTCCATGAGCGGCTTGGTGAAGGCTTGCCAGCTGATGCGATTGGACGACGCGTTGAGGCCGGATGCGCGGAACGGCGACGCTATCATCGATCCGAAGCGCGTGAATGGGAACGTGCGGCTCGCGGACACCTTCGACGGCCACATCGACGCGGCCGGGATCAAGTCGACCAGCGGCGCCCATTGCTTGGCCCGGATCAGCATGGCCCGGCGCACCGGAAGAAGGAAATCGCCCGACATCAGCGGCGCAGCATTTCGGTGAAGCGGCCATGCAGCGCGCGCAGGACGTCGACCCGATGGCGTTCGGCGGCGGGCTCAAGGAAGGGCCTCGGCTCCATCTTGGACGTGCCTCGCTCCTGATAGAGCGCATGCCCGCTCGTCGCGATGACGCCAGTCCGGACGTCGGAGGGCGTTTCGACGACCTCGAGCGGGCTGATCGATCCGCTGAGCTCGCCCGTATCCTCGTTGGGCGGTTCGCCCGGTGGCGCCGGAACGTGGCCCTCCCCGCTGATCGCGCCATCGCGGATCGAGAAGACCGCATCTTCCGCGATTTCCTTCGCCTGAAACTCAAGCTCTTCAGCAAGCGCTGGGCGGACGAGCGCCGGCGTGACGCGGGCGAGGCGCGGGCCGTGCTTGTCGGTGATGACGATCATGCGCGACGGCCGCTACCGGACCAGCATATTCCAGCCGTGTCCTTGACGATGCCCGACACGTCCCACGTGCCCGCGTGAGGCCCCGCAAGCACGACGATGCGCGCGTCGGTGTCGAGTTCGCCCTGCAGTGATGCCGTCAGGACCATGAAGAGCATATCGCCGCGGACATATCCCTCGGCGGCCTGCATCTGCTGGGTCGCTTGATCGATCTGGACTTGGCAATTGCGCGTAGCGGGTGCGGAGGACGGCACGACCGAGCCGCCTGCATCGTTGGTCTGGCCGGCCTGGTCGATCACTTGGCCCGACACATACGGGCCGCCGAACGCCGCCGACATCGTGCCCGCAAGCCCTGCGAACATGGCGGGGCCGTTGAACATCAATACCCCACAAACGGCGGCATCGGCCCAGCAAAGCCATTGAACCCATCCCCGCACGGCACCACGCCGCCACTGGTCACCAGCGGGCCGCCCTTGTTGCGCCGGAGCAGCTCAAGATACCGCTGGCCATAGACGCTCGCATCCCAGCCCCCAGCGACCTGCGCCTTGACTGCCTCGTCGGAGAAACGCGCGCGGAACGAGCCGGATTGGAAGTCGGTGACGCCCGCCGCGACCATGCCGGCGACATCGCCACCGGCCACGACCACGCCATTGCGGATCATCCGGTGCGCGGCGGCGGCCATGATGGCGGGCTTGTAATCGCCCTCGGCCCAGGACTCGTCGACATCGCCGCCCGAGCCTGACGCGCCGCTCGCTTCGTCGAGGTAAAGCTGGATCGTATCGTCGGGGACGGCCGCGAATGCCGGATAGTAGGCCTTGAGATCGGCCGGCGTGGGCAGGACATAGGCCATAGCGCCTTGTCCCGCCCCCGGGGCCGATTTGTTACCGCCGTCAGTCCTAAGCCGCCGTGAAGGCCGCGCTGATCAGGCCGTTGGCTTTCAGCATGACGCTACAGTAGCGGCCCGATCGCTGCGGAATGAAGCGCCGCTATGCGGGCATGGCCATGCGACGCGCTTTGTCCGGCGGTGCCTAGCGGGTGCGTGACATCGCTGCCGAAGTCGAGATTGCCGGCGTTGGGTGTGTATGGGTTGGCGCCGACCTGACCAACCGCCGCATCTTGGTGCAGCGGGATAACCAGGTCCACCCCGGTAGGCGGCGAAGCGAGCAGGCTATCACCGAAAGCGATGCGCCTTGTCCCCTGTGCGCTGATGTTGGTTCCCAGCCCGCCATCGGCCGTCTGGTCGCCGTTTACGCCCCCCGTTCCTCCCAACGCGGTGGAGGTCATGCTCACCAACGTGCAGGTTGGCAGCAAGCCCTTCAACGTCGAGGCATAGGAGGCGATGGATGCCAAGTTTGATGCGGTCGAGGAACCGCGAACATTCGCATATTCCATGTAGGTCCAGACTACGGGGATGCCGAGGGCATCGGCGCCGGAAAGGCCCGTGAACTGGAACGCCAGGTCGTTGAGGTTCATGGTGATCGTGGCGCTGGGCCTGCCCGTCTGGCTCCATTCACCGAACTTCCGGCCAAGGTCGGCGGCGGAGAGGAACGGATAGCAAGTGTCAGCCTGCGCATTCAGGCCCTTGGTGATGCTATCGCCGTCATCAAGGATGTATTTGGTGACACCCGCCCAAGGCATGGGCTTGCCGAAGTAATTGAATATAAGTCGCGTCTGGCGAACGATATCGGTGAACGACAGGTTCGTATTCCAGCATGCCCCCCATAGGAAGTCGCAGCGCGTGCTATAGGCGTTGCCGTTCGCGGTCGTGTCTGCGCGACCCGTCCCCATCGTGAATGGGTTCGTTCCACTATTGACCACGATATCACTTGGGAAAAACGAGGTCGTGTTGCAGCCCGCCAAGACACGGCTAGTGCCGCTGCGACGCGCACTATAGAAAATCACGTACAGATCGGTCGTCGCCAGTGGATTGTTGATATAGTTCCCGTTGTACATGCCGATCTTGGTGGTGTTGATGACCATCCACCGGCCCGAGGCGACGGAGCCATCCCCGAAGATCGCCGCTAGCTGGTTCGCACCCGCCACAAGGTTGGTGCAGACAAACATCAGTGTGTGGTCGCCAGCTAGCGTATTGAGGAACTCCGTCTGGCGGCCGAGATCGAACCACTGGTTGCCAGCGAACCGGATTCCCGGCTTCCCATTGAGTACGCTGGTCTTGTAGGTGGGCTGGCCCGAAGGCGTGGTACCCGCCACCCCGCCGATACTGTCAATCAAAGTGGACAGGGACGTGCCGTCCGCTACCCCGATCGAGGCGGGGTCCCAGAGGTTGGTTACATTGGCGGCTTGCACATAGGTGAGACCGGAGGCCGCGATCGCCACCCCGTTCGATACGGCAAAGCCAGAGCCGCCCCCGTTCGTGGCGGTAACGCGGCAAGTGATCGTGTGCCCGCTATCGCCCGACAGCACGACGTAGGTCGATGCAGTGGCGCCGGAGATGTTTACGCCATCCTGGCGCCATTGGTATGCGAAGCTCGTCGGACTGTTGGTCCAGGTGCCGTCGGTGGTGGTGAGCGTCGACCCGACCGTGGCCGTTCCGGTGACCGCGGGTGCAACCGTGTTGACCGGCACAGGGATCGAGGCAGCGATAACGGCAGATGTGCCAGCGCTGGAAGCCGTCGCCGAACCTCCCGCATTGGTCGCCGTGACCCGGCAGGTAATGATCTTACCTATCTCGGCAGAGGTCAGAATGCGGGTCGGGTTGATCGCACCGCTGATCGCCGCGGCATCGGCATACCACTGATATGTGTAGCTTGTCGGCGAATTGGTCCACGTGCCGCTTGAGACGCTGAGGGTCTGACCCTCCTGTGCCGTGCCCGTAATGGCCGGCAGATCCGTGTTCACGGGAGGCGCGGTCGTGCCATTGATGGGCGTGTTGAGCGTGGCGCCAAGCGTTCCCTCGGTGAAGACGTTCCAGATCTGCGAGCCGTCAACCTGTGTGATCGGTGCAATGCGATAGGAACGATAGGTCGCATCCAGCGCCGAAGCCTTCTGGGCCACAGCATAAGCACTCGCCGCCGTGACGATCAGGTTGGTGGTGAGGTTTTCGCCCGTGACGGGATCGCGCTCGCGGAGGATGGCGAGGTTCGTGTCGGCGGGCAGACCGTTATGGGTCAGGAAGCCGTTTGAGTAGCCGAAGCCCCACGAGCTTCCCGGCATCACCTCAACAACATTACCAGCCGCAAAGCCGCTCACCGCCGACTTGAAGCCGCGACCCTGGACGCCGCTGGAAACGGAGATGGTGAGCGGAGACAGGGCCATGGGTCGTCCTTATGAAAAGGGCCGCCCCGCGGTGAGGCGAAGCGGCCCAGTCGTCCTTGGGGGGACGGGGTTCAGGCAGTGCGCTTCGCGTCCGGCGCTGCGGCATCGATATCGGCGCGCGACACGTCCGAGCCGACGATCGCAGCGACGGCCTCGGTCGAGGGCAGGCCGGACTTGATCCAGTGCGCGTCGTTGCCGTTGTCGAGGCCCGCAACCGCATCCTTGACGAGATACGGCTTCAGCCTGGCGTTCGCGGCGTCCAGCTGGTCGGTCAGGTCGGAAACCTGCGCTTCCAATGCGGTGACCTGTTCGGTCAGCGCCCCGTTCGCGGCGTCCAGCTGGTCGGCGTGCGCCGCCGCCTTGCCGAAGTCGGGCAAGTCGCCCTCGATCGTGGTCTCGTCGATCTCGACCGTCTCGCCGGGCTCGATCCAGGTGGTGCCGCCGCCCTTGATGTTGACGCCGCGCGGGCCGGGCTGGTGATTGGTAAAGCTCGTCATCTTCCCGGCTCCTTAAATATTGTCTCGATAGGACAGGGTCTTCGGCCGGTAGATTTCGAGCTGACCGACGTTCGCGATGCCGTCGATGCGCCAGGACATCGAGGAGATCGGGAATTCGGGCAGGAACTCGTAAGGTCCCGGCAGGAAGAATTCGAGGTTACCCGGATCCTTCTCGTAGGCGACCATGCGCGCCGTGCCGGACGCGCCCGCCGTGGCCAGTTCGCGGCTCGGGCGGATGTCGAGCGGCTGGTTGGTGATCGCGGTATAGCTGTTGTTCTCCTTGATGAACGTCAGCAGCGAGTCGCCCGTGTTGGTCAGCTGCGTGTTGTTCATGAAGAGGAACTTCGACGTCGGCAGCAGCAGGGCGTTCGGCATGGCCGTCTCGCCGCTGTTGGTGATCACGTCGTTCAGGACAGTGTTCACGTCGGCGAGGATCTGCGCCGCCGTCGCGGTGCCCCAGGAGCCGGTCGGCGCATTCGCCGTCGGCACGCCTGCATTGTTGATCAGGCCGGTGAAGTTCTTGACGGTCGAGCCACGGATGACCTTGTCGTAAATGAACTTCTCCGCGACCTTGCGGGCGCCGTCAGCCTTCTTGCTGTCGAGCGCAAGCCCGAGACGAGACGCGCGATTGACCTCCTGGAGGCTGAGTTCGTAGCCCGCGCCGCTCAGGAAGAAGTTCGACGTGCCCTGCTGCAGGTTGACGCTGACATTGGGGATGTCGAAGCCCTTGCCCGACAGGTAATGCATGGCGCCGGCCAGATCACCCGAGTGGATGAGCGTCCCGATATCCCACATGTCGCCTTCGGTGTTGACGGGGACGAGCCCGGCATAGTCGAATGACGGGTACTTCTGCTCGAGCACCACCGAATGCATGCGGTAGAGCGGCGGCTGGATGAACCCAGCTGCCTGCTGCGCGTCCGCGAAAATGCGACCTTCCTTCATGGTCCTTGCCCCTCTTACGAACGCGTGACGCGGAGACGGACGATCGCGCCGGAGGTGGCGGTCTCGTCGAACTTCGCGGGGATGATGGTATTGCTGCTCGAGACGTTGGTGATCGCACCAGCGCTCGTCACGTAGGCCTGATCGCCAGGAGCGACGGAAGCGCCTGCGGTGACGAAGATTACGCCTTCGTTGAGCAGGCCGGCGCTCGCATACTGCTGATACAGGTCGGCGTTGGTGTTATCGAGCGTGGGGGTCACGCCGGGATCGGCGATGGTGATACCCATGAACTTGCCAGCGGCCGGCGTGGCGGTGCAGCCGCGATCGTTGGTGCCGCGGAATGCGGCCTTGCCGAACGCGATGCCCGCCGAGTCCTCTACGGTGCGGCTGATGCGGTTGCTGGTCTCACCATTGGCGACCATGCCGGGGAAGCCCTCGGTGTAGGTCGTCGGGTACGTGCTCTGAACTACGAACGACATGGCGTCAGCCCTCCCTTACGCATTCGCCGCGGGCACGCGCCACGCGTCGGAAAGTGCCTGGCGGCGCTTGGCGCGGTCGCCTTCGATATCCATGCCGTCGGTGTGGTGGACGCTGCTGCTGATCAGGTCCGCCATCGGGTCGCGATCATCGACCTTGATGTCGGCGGTCAGGCTGTCGAAGGCGATCGCGACATGCTCGTCGCTGTAGTCCTTCGCCTTGGCGCCCATCTTGGCATCGACGACCGAGCGCATGATGACTTCGGTGGTCGCATTGTCGTCGACCTTGACACCGAGCTTCTTCGCCTTGCCGATAACGGCCGCCCACTGCTTGCCGGCGTCACGCAACTGCTGCGGGGTAAGCTTGGCGTCGGCCAACTGCCCCTTGAGCTTCTCGATCTCGGCGTCCTTGGCGACGATGGTCGCTTCGTGAGCCACGACCTTGGCGTCGGCAGCGGTCAGCTTGTCCGTGGATTCCTTGCGGTCCGCGATCAGCTTCTCAATGTTTGCCTTCACACTAGTCGTGTCGGCGATGTCGACGGCAAGCCCGTCGATCAGCATGGTAACAGCCACGGGCTTCTCCTCTTTGAAGCTGTCGAAAATGTTGGAAGGTGCGGCGTCGCAAAGCGCGATATCGGCGATGCGGCAGGACGGGCCGGCGCGGCCGGCATCGACCAGCGCGATGTGATTGCCCTTGATGCTGGTCTGGCGCGCCTGGCACTCGGTGCCGTCGGCAGCCTTGAAGTCGCCGAATTCGAGCTCGGCCTGGTAGCCGTTGCTCAACTCGCGCTTGCCGGCGGCGATTTTGTCGATCGCGGACTGATCCGTGACCATCAGGTCGAAGGCGAGATGATCGCCGTCGCGCATCGCGCCCATGATCGTGCCACGGCTGACGTCGCGCCAATTCTGGGCGGTGACGGCGACCTTGGGATGATCGTCGGTGATGGGCTTGCCGATGAAGCTGTGAACCGCCGCCTTGTCAAAGACGGTGGCTTCGTCGCGGAGGACGTTGACCAGGCCAGCATCGCGCAGCCCGTGGGAATTCTCGGGATCAACCTCGGTGCCGTCGTATTGGTAGACGCCCGTCCGAGCCGCGCGGGCACGAACGGCGAGGAACCCGTCCGATGTCAGCTTGGGCGCGTCGAGCGTGAGGCGGTCCGAAAGGAACATGGCGGCATGAATTGCCGCTCATGGTGCGCGCGTGTTACCGCCGTCAGATTATCGGGGCTTGTCCGGCTTCTGCGACGTGATGCGGTTGAGCATATGCATGGGGATGGTGATCGGCTCACCTTTCGCGATATCCCGGGCAAATACCACCTTGCCCTGCTCGTCTATCTCGACGTCGGGCGAGTAGCTCGCTTCGGTGCGGAGGACAACGCGCATCAGCCCATCTCCGCGACAGCATTAGTGATCAGGTCATTCACGTAATCACCATACGGCTTGTCGACGTTCTTGATGCGCCACTGAACGAAATGGATGTCGCGTTTGTCGCGGGTCCGGAAAGTGGTGCTTTCGCGCGCATACAGAGGTGCACCCTTATCGTCAGAGCCAACCCGATCATAATATTCGATTACCATCTCAGGCTCGAATTCGTCCGCGCGGAATTCCCCGAACGTCGCCGAGACGAGATATCCATCACGCCAAGTCATCACCCCTCCTCCGCGAGCGCGGCGACTACACCCGCGTTCCACATGGCGAGCGGGATCGCGCGCATGTCGGCGGCATCGGATGGCTCAGCCCAGTTGTCGAACATCGCCATGGTCACAGCCTCCGTCGGCTCGCGCATGGCGGACAGAACCTCACGAGCCTTGGACACGTAAGGCGCGCGCTCGACGTCAATCAGGTCAACCCACGCCTTTCCCCGCGTGAACTGCATAACCGATTCCGGGTCGTTGCAGTCCCGCACGAAGATGTCGATTTCGCCTGGGTAAAGGGTCTGCGCAATGCGCTCGATCATGGGGTTAGGCATTGGCGAACCTCCTTAAAACGGTGTCTACAGGCTCGCCCCGCTTGATGCGCTTCACGATGGCTTGATAGTGAGCCATCAGGCCTTTTTCGCGGCACAATTTCGTTAGCGCCACCCTTTCTCCCCCAACGTCGACGCTACACGTAACCTCCCTGTTCTGCGCCTGGGTCTCTTTATCAGCCCATCGGCAGTTGGAAGGCTCATAGTCGCCTTTCGAATTTATGCGGTCAATGGAGTGGGTCGGCGAGGGTCGGCGCCCCATGTCGGCAAGAAATGCTCCATAGCTCTCGCTCCATCTGGCACAAACTCTGATCCCGACGCCGCCATATCGATCATATGATTTGCCATTCGGATTCTCGCACCGAGCCTTCATGCCTTGCCAAACAGCATACTCGGGGGGCCGTCTCTGGGTGCCCGCGTCGCCGTGGACATACTTTTTGCACCCGCAACTTACGGTTGAGCCGGACAATATCGCGTTGTTCTTCGTTGTTATGGCCGCGCCACAGTCGCATCTTAGGGTGGAGCGCGCGGCCATGCGTCCATTTGCCCGCTCCACCGGATAGGCATGCTCGACAACCGTGAGCATGCCGAACCGCTGGCCAACGGGCAGCAGGCGAACCTTATGCGGCATAGAAAAATAGGATAGGACGTCGGCAGCGGTCGGCATGGCTCACTCCATGGTGGTCGTCAGGGCCGGAGTGGTGTTGACGCACTGTTCCGGCCCGATTTGTGTATCACAATCCGACTATAGGCCAAAGCTAATCCAGCGAAATGCGCGCTTGAGCGCGGCAGCCGCAGAAAGGCTGCGTGCCGGGCGGCCCATCTGATGGCGGGTCATCCCACGAAAACACTTTGCCGTTCCGTTCCACATGTGAAATGCGGGGGTGCCGCTTCATGGAATGACGCCAAGTGTAAGTCGATATCCCCGCCTGCTGCTGCCTCGCCTGATCCAGCCGCGCCGCAAGGGTCGAATTCTGGTCGCTCGCGATTCGCAACGCCCGCTTTCGCCCCAGGTCGACCGCCTCGCTCATTTCCTTGGCGACCGTGGCCAGCGGCGTCCGGCTGGCATATCCCCGCAGCACGATATCACTGACGCGGCTCCTCGTTTCATCTGACACGCTGCGGATCAACTGCACATTCCGGCTCACGAACGCCTGCACGGTGTCGTTTACGTCGGAAGTGCCGAGCATGGCGCGGGGATCGATGCCGGTGCCCGCGAGGATTGCTCCGGACCAACGCCCTCTATGCCACTTCTCGGCAGAAAGCGACCACTCCCGCAGCCGTGGCGTGATGCTGATAACCAACTGCTCCAGCGAACCCTCGATCGCGGCGAGGATGCTGTCGAGGTCGAAGACGGCGTCGTGCACGCTATCCTTCACGGGCAGCGCAGCCTCATACCGCGCGCCGATCATCCCGATCGCCTGCTGCCATGCCTGGATGACGGGCTTGTAGGCGGCGGCGAACAAATCCCCAGCCATGACAGCCGTCGGGATGATTGGGCGCAGCGTGATCCGGGACCGCCGCGCTCCGGGCTTGGCGCGCTTGGTCATGGCGGCGATGTCATAGCGCATGGGCTAGGTCCGGCGCGGCAATGCCATGATGAACAACACGCCCAGCACGACGACGATTCCGGCAGGGACACCGACCGCGATGCCGAGCGTCCATGCGAGCCATGTGGGGAGGTTCATTCCGAGCCCTCCTCAACCAGCACCCAGCGCTTCCGATCATTGACCGCGCGCGGCGGAGCTTTGGCCACCAATGGCTTCCCCGTCACCGGGTCGAACTGCGCAGCGGCGGGATCATCTGCGGGCTCCGGCTCACTCTCGGGAAAGCGCTCAGCCTCAGGAACCTCAGCCAAGGCCGCATCAAGCCCGGGAATCCAGCCACGCTCCGTCATCAGGTTCTGCACGCCCTTGGACAGCGCGATATCCGGGATCGTGCCCGTTCCCTGCAACTCGACCACCGCCTCCATTGTCGTCTTGAACGTGGTCGCCTCGACGGCCTTATCGGGCACGGACAGCGGCGCGAAGTCGAAATAGATCGTGTCGTCAGCCTTGCCGAGCGCGGACGGGAGCAGGATCGCGTCAAGCTGCTCCAAGCAGGGTCGCAACTCCAGGTCCTGCCGCGCCTTGACCGTCTTCTCCCAATTCTCGGTGTCGCTGGCGCCGGTCGAATTCTGGCCGTCGGGTGATTTGCCGAGCAGCACTGTGGCAGGCATGTCGGCGGCGGCGGCGCAGATCGCGAGGAAGTTGTTGTTGATCTCCGGGATGCCGGTCCACGTCATCTGCCGGTCGTTGATCTCCTCGCCCTTCTTCCCATCCTCGCCGCTGTCGTAGAACGTGACGCCGAGCATGGATTCGAGCGCGGCGACGGCGGCCATGCGGGCCTGCAGGATCTTCTCGCCCTCGCTGGTCGCCATCATGTTGGTCATGCCGGGAATGCCGATGCGCCGGTTGCGGGCGTCCTTCAGCATCGCGGCGAAGCTGTTCTGCGAGGTGTCGCTGTTCTGGACCGCATCCAGCACGACCTGAACCGTCGACATGCCCCAGAAGGCGTCCTTCCACGTCACGCCCACGATGTCGGGGATTTCGTGTGCTCTGAACGGGATCACGCGGCTGGGGTGAATGCGCTGTTGGCGGCTGTCGCGGGTGCCGACGCGATAGAATTTGGGTTGGCCGTACCAGTCCGAGGTCGAATCGGTCTCCATGTCCTCCAAGGTCAGGCGGCTGCGATGCCAGACCTGAATACCGCGCAGCGAATCCATGCCGAGGGTGCGCGGGTTGATCGGAAGCGCCGTGTCCTCGTTTCCGACGCGCAGCAGCATGGCGCCGCCACCGAGCCCGCGCAGGATCTCCGCCTGCTTGACCTTGGCGCGTAGGTTCAGCTTGCGCTCGTATTTCTCGATCGCCGCAATCTGTTCGTCGTCGGCCTGCCA